ACTATGTCAGCGGGTGCATATACAGTATTTGGATTCGACAAATCGCCTAGTTCTAGAGATTGCTCCCTAGTTGCTGGACAAATCTTGCCAGATGGCAGAATTGGCGTTGGAATCCTTGAAACGTGGGAATCTCAGGTTTCTATTGATGAATTGCAGGTTGCGGCAGCAATTAAGGCTTGGGCTGATATTTACCGCCCACGGCAGATCTGTTATGACAAATACGCAACTCAATCAATTGCAGACCGATTAATCAATGCAGGTCAGATTTGCGTTGATATCTCAGGCGCGCAGTTCTATCAAGCCTGTTCAGATCTACTTGATGCAACCGTAAACCGTAGATGGGTTCACAATGGCCAAGATACTCTTATTGCTCAATTCGCTAACGTCGCTGCAAAAAATAATGACTCATCTTGGAGAATCGTAAAAAGGCAATCCGCGGGATCCGTCGCGGCGCCAATTGCAATTGCAATGGTTATTTCAACCTTAATGAAACCACAACAGGTTGCGGCAATATACGCGGAATGATCTATATGTAGTGTATAATTGCGCTCTATGGGTATATTTGATCGTAAGTCTAAAGATATTCAAGCACAAGAAGCGCCTAGAGTTATGGGCGACACTTTCTACGGTCAAAACTATTACTACCCTAGCGTAGTCTCTAGATCTATGGCCTTATCCGTGCCAAGTATCAAACGTTGCCGCGATTTGATTAGCGGAACAATCGCAAGCGTTCCGCTGGAATACTATAAAAAATCAACAGGCGAACATATTGCAGCACCGCGTTGGGTTGAGCAGCCATCCATTTCACAGCCACGTTTTGAAACTATTTATTTCACGCTGGACAGCCTACTTTTTTACGGGGTTGCATACTGGCAGATTACCGAAACTTATCAGGAAGATCAGCGCATGGCGCGCGCGCAATGGGTTGGCAATACTCGCGTAACCTTTACAACAGATCCATTTTCTCAAGTTATTACTCAATACTATGTAGATGGAAGTCCTGTACCAATGTCAGGTATTGGATCTTTAATTACTTTCCAAAAAGACGAAGGCATCTTATCAATTGGTGCGCGTACTATTCAAAGCGCAATAAATGTACAGAAAGCCGCGGCAATCGCTTCAGAAACTCCAATGGCAAGCGGTTACCTTTCAAATTCAGGCGCAGATCTTCCTCCATCAGAAGTTCAAGGATTACTTGCTGCTTGGAAGGCTAGCCGTCAAAACCGTAGTACTACGTATCTCACTTCAACTTTAAGTTACAACACAGTTGGATTTTCTCCTAAAGACATGATGTATAACGAAGCAATCCAGAACCTTGCTACTGAATGCGCACGTCTATGTTCGGTTGATCCTTATTACGTAAGTGCTTCACAAAATACGACAATGACATACGCCAACGTCCAAGACGAAAGGAAACAGATGGTCGCACTAACACTGCAACCTTACGTTTCCGCGATAGAGTCTAGACTCTCAATGGATGACGTATCCACAGCGGGACATTACGTAAAATTTGCGTTAGACGATACGTTCTTGCGCACTGAACCAATGGAGCGCCTACTTGTTCTTGAGAAGATGCTTGCGCTTGGACTAATTACAACTGAACAGGCAATGGAAATGGAAGATTTATCTCCTAACGGAAATGGTGAATAATGGAAACTCTATTTATTGAAGCATCACAGATTGAATGCAACGAAGATCGCCGTGAGATCTCTGGCCTTATTGTTCCAATGGGAACAGGTGAGATTGGCTATACAAATATGGGCGGCGCTACTTTCGCCGCTGGATCTATTGATATCACAGAGCCAACAAAGATAAAATTACTTGCGCAACATGACATGAAGCGTCCAGTCGGACGAATGATTTCGGCTGAGTACAAAGAAGGCGTTGGAATTTTTGCAACGTTTAAACTAAGCCGCTCACAGGCTGGAACAGACGCGCTTATCATGGCTAGCGAAAACTTGGTTTCAGGCTTGAGTATCGGGGCTGAAGTCCTAGCCTCAAAGCCTTCACGCGATGGCCATATTGTTATTTCAAGCGCCCGAATCAAAGAAGTTTCTCTAGTCACCGAAGCCGCATTTAAATCGGCTAAAGTTTTAGAGATAGCAGCGGAGGAAGTAGAAGTCCCCGTTGAACCTAACACACCAACAGAAAGCGAGGCGGTCGAAGTGGAAAACACTCCAGACACCGTAGCAGCACCAGAAGTTGAGGCAACGGCTGTTGAAGCCGCTCGTCCAACTGTAACAGCGATGGCATACACAAAGCCACGTATCAATGTAACAAATGAATCATTCCTTGAGAATGGTATCCGCGCTTCACTAGGCGACGATTCAGCGCGTCAGTGGATTGCAGCAGCATCAGATACAACTACAACAGAGGTTGCAGGACTCGTTCCAACACGCCAACTTACTGAAATCATTAATAACAAATCAACAGCGGGTCGTCCGTCAATTGATGCGATCAGTACAGGAATTTTGCCTGACGCAGGATTTAAATTCCAGATCCCACGTGTTAAGGCCGTCCCAACTGTTGCAGCAGCAGCAGAAAAAGGCGCGTTCTCAGATACTCAAGTTGAAATTGAATATTTGGATGTAACAGTTGCCAAGTATGCGGGAATGCAATTATTCGATGTTGAAGTTCTTGACAGAACTTCTCCTGCGTTCTTCGCTGAATTGCAGAGCCTCATGGCCGATGCTTATGCTAAGGCTACAAACGTTGCAGTGCGTACAGCAGTTCAGGCTGGAGCAACAGCAGACGGAACAGCAATCACACTTCCTTGGGATGGCGCAGAAATGGCTGGCTTCATTGCTCGCGCTTCTGACTCTATCTACACAAATACACTTCGTTTTGCAACAGGTGTAATTGTTTCACCTACACAGTGGTCAAACATTATGGGAATGGTTGACTCTTCAAACCGTCCTCTATTTATTGCATCACAGCCACAAAACGCAGCAGGTTCAGTATCACAATCACTCCGCGGTTCACTACTAGGCCTTGATTTGTATGTTGATTACTCACTTACAGGTGTTGCAGATGGTTCAATCGTAGTTCTTAACCGTGAGTCATTCACATGGTACGAATCACCACGCCTACAACTTCGTGCAGACAAAGTCGGTACAGGTCAGGTTGAAGTTGGATACTACGGTTACGGCGCAATCGCAACTAAGGTTCCATCAGCAGGTGGCGCGTTCAAGTTCAATAACGCAGCCTAATAACGTAACAAACTAAGTCACTGGAGGGGTGTTGCCCTTACACCCCTCCAGTCTTTAGAAAGGAAATCAAATGGCGCTTACTTCAGTTGCAACTCTTCGCAGCGCGCTTGGTGTCGGTACTTTGTATCCAGACGCCACGCTTCAATCTGTATGCGATGCCGCTGATAACGTGTTGATTCCCTTTCTATGGAAAAATGACAAATATATTATTGGTCACAGCAATGTTGGAACAGTTGGAACAGTTTATTTTGACGAAGACATTAGAGAAGTTTTCTATGAGGGTCAGTCAGTTGTAATCAGCAATGCAGGTATCAAATACAATGGCACAAAGACCATCACTAGCGTTGCTGATTACTCTTTTACAGTAACTACAACACACACTAGTGACAATCCACGCCATACGGTTGCACCTTATGGAACAGCGGCAGCGGAAACCTATTTAGATTACTCTACGATTCCTGCCGTACTTCAGGCATCATTACAAATCTGCGAAGCAATCTGGCAAGCGCGCCAAGCGCCAAGCGGTCAGGGAATGACAATTGATGGATTCAGTCCTTCACCATTCACAATGTCTGCAACACTTCTTGGCCGAATCAGAGGGCTCATTGCTCCTTATCTTTCACCGAATGCGCAAGTAGGCTAACAAATGCCAGCGGCCATAACCACACTACGCGCAACTATTGCAGCCGCATTAGTTGATAATACAAAATGGAGTGTCTTTAGTTTTCCTCCAGCGACTCCGATCGCAAATTCTGTGGTGGTGAGCCCGTCCGACCCATATCTTTCACCTAACAATAATTCACAAAACACAATCTCACCTTTAGCATCCTTTGAGATAAATATCTTCGTTCCACTCATGGACAACGAAGGCAATCTAAATGGTATTGAAGAAATGGTAGTTGCAGTCTTTAACAAACTAGCCGCTTCTTCACTCGTCTATAATATTGGCAATGTGGGCGCTCCAAGCGTACTCAATGCCACTACAGGCGATCTTTTACAATGTTCGATGCAATTACAATGTCTAACGAGTTGGAGTTAAAATGACTGACCACACCGCGGAAGATTTGGCCTTCTTGATTAAGATTGGTCAGATCAAAGAAACACCATCAGTAAAAACAGCAACCAAGAAGGATGAGGAATAATCATGGCGCAAGGCTTAACAAATAAAGTTGGTTTCAAGGTTGGCGCTACAGATCCAGCCTCAATTGACTTGAGTGCATATGTGACAAATTTCACACTATCACGCTCAGTAGATAGTATCGAAGTTACTGCAATGGGTGACACAGGTCACAGATACGTTGCAGGGCTTGAGAACAATACAATCACCGTGGATCTGATCAACGATGATGCAGTAAGCGCAGTTCTACAATCAATGAACACACTATTCAAGACAAACGCTTATTTTAAGTGTGCGCTTGATAAGTCTGCATCAGGTTCAGCGGCCAATCCTTTCTACTCAGGTTTAATCTTGGTAGATACGATTACACCAATTTCAGGCGCAGTCTCAGATCTAGGAATGCAGAGCCTTACATTTCAGGTTTCAGGCGCTATCACAGTTGCTACAACAGGCACTTTCTAAACTAACTAACTAAGGGGCAAAACATGGCAAAACTAAAGATCACGTTCACAGATGGTAAAGAACTTAGTGGAGAAATTACTCCATTGATGGAATACCTTTTTGAGCAGCATTACAAACTAGGATTTCATAAGGCGTTCAGAGAACAAGAAATGCAATCCATGGTTTATTGGTTAGCCCATGAAATAGTTAAGCGGAGTGGTGAGCCCGTTGATGCAAGGTTAGAGTCCTTTATTGAGACACTAAAGAGTGTTGAAGTACTGGACTCAGACCCTTTGCAATAAGGCGCGATCTTCCTTTCACCTACCTTATCGCTCGCTTGAGCGTTAGGTTGGGGATTGCGCCGCAAGGATTACTTGAACTAGATCAAACAATGCTTCAGGCGTTGCTACAGGCTTTAAAAGACGAAGCGAAGGAGGTAAATGATGCCAACAGAGGTAAAGGGCGTCATTGAACTTCGCAAGGCGCTTAGGGCTTATACGCCTGAACTAGAAAAAGAAATGCGCCGCGAGATTTACGCGATCGTCAATCCTGTAGTAAGTCAGGCTAAAGGCTACGTTCCTTCTGAGATCTACGGACTTCGCAAGGGTTGGATCAGAGCGAGTAGAAGCCGCAAGATTACTAAACAAACTTCAGCCTTTCGCCGTGGAGTTTTTCCTTTCTTTAATCCAACAGAGGTAAAGGCTGGAATTAAGTTTAGCGATAAGATAAGTAAATCAAATCGTGCAGGTTTCGTAAGCGTGTTTTCTATTAAGAACTCATCCCGCGCTGGTGCGATCTATGAAACCGCTGGCCGTGCTAATAATGGTCAAGCGCAACCGTGGGTTGGCCCTAAAGGCCCTTCAGGCCATAAGTACAGTCATTCACCTAACCCTGATGCAGGGCAACACTTCATTAATGCAATTAGCAATTCAGGCCAGATGAAGGGCGAAGGCCCACGCCGCGGACGTTTAATTTACCGCGCTTGGAATGAGAATCAAGGCCGCGCTAACGCTGCCGTGTTTAAGGCTATTGAACGTACAACAGAGCGTTTTAACAGAGCGGCCACAATTGTAGATTTTAAGAGGGAGGCCGCATGAGTAATGTAATTATTGATATCGTTACGCAGTTCACTGGCAAGAAGGCTTTCAAGGATGCAGACAATGCAGCCGCGCAACTTACTGGAACGGTTAAGAAACTTGGTGCAGCATTCGGCGTGAGCCTTGGAGGCGCTGCCGTTTTGCGTTTTGCCAAGACTAGCGCGAAGGCATTTATTGAAGATGAGAAGGCTGCAACCCGTCTAACTCAGTCAGTTAAGAACCTTGGCCTTGCTTATGCCGCTGATGATATCCGCAAGTATGTAGATCAACTCACCTTGGCTTCAGGCGTCGCTGACAGTGAATTAAGACCTGCGCTTCAATCTATATTGCAGGTAACAGGCTCCGTCACTAAATCTCAAGAACTTCTTTCAGATGCAATTAATATCAGCCGCGGTAGTGGCGAAAGTTTAAGTACCGTCGCTAACGATTTATCACAGGCTTATGTAGGAAACCTCAAAGGATTGCGAAAGTACAACTTAGGTCTTACTCAGGCTGAGTTAAAAGCGGCTAGTTTTGCTGATGTTCAAGAACGTCTTAATCGCACATTCGCTGGAGCATCCGCTGCTTATCTTGCAACTTATGCTGGACAGATGGAATTGCTGACCAATACTGCAAATGAAGCGAAAGAGATAATTGGTAAAGATTTAGTAAGCGCATTAATCCTAATCAGCGGATCTACTAGTGTTGAAGATTTAGCCTTAGAAATGCAAGATTTCGCAGAATATACTGGCAATGCAGTTTATGGCGTTGGCTTGCTTATTGACAAGATCAACAGCATTCCAGTTCTTCCAAATCTAAGTTTAGAAGGCTTAGTCGGCGCCATTCCTTTAATTGGTGGATATTTTAATCTTGCCGTTGAACTCGCTAAGGCTGATAAGGCTCGCAAAAATACCTTTAATTTTGAATCAGGTGGTGGCGCTGGAGTAGGCGATACCTCTAGAATGAATGCGGCTGCCGCTGCTAAGGCTGAAGCCGCTGCTAAGAAGCGCCAAGCGGATCTTCTCAAGATGCAGAAGGCTTCGCTAAAGGCTCAAGCCGATGCACTGAAACTGAAAAAGGCTGGCACTCTATTTGATATTGAACAGGCTGGCATAATTGCAGCCCTCAAGGGAAGTATCACTAGAGAAGAAGAAGCGCGCCTGAAACTTCAGTTCGCTATTCTTACTGGCAACGTAAGCGAGGCTTCTAAACTCGCTGGAGAAGTTGCTAAGGCTCAAGGCCTGACTAAAGAATTAGTTGCATATTATTCAGGCCTTCCAGATGCCAAGAATCCTTTCGCTCCTTGGATCACTGCACTCAATGACGCTGAAGCAATTGCTAAGCGAATTGCCGCTTTGACTAAACTTACACCTCAAGGTGGTTCAACAGGTGGCGGTTCATCAGGCGGTTTAACGGGTGGAGTTACTGGCACTGGATCACCCGCCGCCAACCTATTCCAACAGATTGTTGATGAAGGCCTTGCACGTGGAGAATCACAGGCAACGATTAACTCAAGCCTGCGTTATACAGCAATGGGACAACAGGCCATGAGCGGCGCAACACCTGTAGTGAACGTTCAAGTAACACTTGACGGCCAAGAACTAACAGGGGCAATCACTAAAACTCAGACTAATAACTATCTTTCAGGCAAGATCATTGCCCTTGAAAGAACTCTAGGATCATTCGGATAATGGCGTTACCTGCGCAGATTACCGTTTCCTTTGACTTCAGTTCTGGTGCGACCTTCGGATATCCGTTCACTCTATCAGATGCCAAGTATGGACTTCTTGGAACTGGCACTTTAGCCGCTAGCGAAACTCCTGAACCTGTCTATGATTTAACCCCTGACGTTCGTCAGATAACCATTAGACGCGGTAGAAACATTATGCGCGATCAATATGAGGCGGGTACTGCAACAATTAGAGTGATTGACCCTAACTCAAACTTTAACCCGCAAAACGTAGCCTCACCTTTTTTTGGCTTTTTGACTCCCTTACGTAAGATCCGCGTTGCGGCTACAGTAGGCGGGAATTCTTACTTCTTATTCTCAGGCTACACAACTGACTACGCCTACTCCTATCCTCAAGGCCAAGAAACAGGCTACGTAGATATTCAGTGCGTTGATGCCTTTAGACTCATGCAACAGGCTGGAGTTACAACCGTTGCTTCTGCACCCGCTGGCCAAAACACAGGCCAGAGAGTCTCAGCCATTTTGAATCAAGTTCAATGGCCTACAAACATGAGGCAGATTGACTCAGGTTCAACGCTCTGTGTTGCTGATCCTGCTACTAACAGACCTTCTCTAGATGCCTTGCTTAACGCGGCCTTCTCTGAGCAGGGCGCATTCTTTATCAATGGATCTGGGACTGCCGTATTTAAGAACCGTACTAATACTATTACTAGCGCAAGTGCAACGCCTATTGAGTTCAATCAATCGGGCGGCATTCCATATAAGAACCTTACTTATGCCTTTGATGATAAATTAATCATAAATTCAGCGTCAATGACTCGCGTAGGCGGTTCACCGCAATTGGCTGAAACCCTTGCCTCTATTGCTAAGTATTTTCCTCATCAGAGTAATGAGACAAATCTAGTCTGCCAGACTGATGCAGATGCGCTTAATATCGCTAGAACTTATGTAGCGACTAGGCAAGAAACTACAATTAGAATTGATGCTATGACGGTGGATCTTTTAGATACAGCCGTTCCAACTGCAACAATGTTAGGGCTAGATTATTTCCAACCGCTGAAGATAACCAACATTCAGCCTGATGGATCTTTAATACAGAAAACTCTACAATGTCAAGGCCTTGCTTGGGATATCACGCCGAACCAAATGCAGGTGACAGTGACTACGCTGGAATCAATTACCGATGGCTTCACGCTAGGTAGCGCAGTTCAGGGTATAATAGGCACATCTACGTTGGCGTATTAGGAGAATAAATGTCCGTATTTCCAAGTCAGACGAATTTCGTCACAGGCGATATCCTCACCGCGACTGCCGTCAATGAGATCGGTCAAGCGATCAACCTGCTTGATGGCGCGCAGTTCGCTGCTGCCAAGAACAAAATTATTAACGGTGACTTTGGCGTAAATCAACGAGCCTTTACTAGTAACACCACAGACAACACTTACAACTTTGACCGTTGGGTTCAGAATAACGGCGGTTCATCAGGTACTTTGACTGTAACTCCACAGACTTTTACTCCAGGCGCAGCGCCAGTTGCAGGTTACGAAGGTTCAACCTATGTCCAATGCGTAACCGCGGCAGGCGCGGCGGTAAATACTTATGCACAATACAGCCAAAAAATCGAAGATGTCCGCACCTTTGCTGGACAAACAGTAACGGCATCATTCTGGGCTAAAGCAACAAGTGGAACTCCTAAAGTAGCAGTTATCGTTCGTCAAAACTTTGGAAGCGGTGGAAGCCCATCATCACAGGTTGAAACCCTTGCAGGTTCTCCAACGATATCTACATCATGGACGCGTTACACAGTAACTTTTACAGTACCTTCAATATCTGGAAAAACTATCGGTACAGCAGGAGACTCAAACCTTCAGTTCTTGCTATGGATTTCCGCTGGTTCAGACTTCAACGCTCGTACTGGTTCTATCGGATTGCAAAATAACACTTTCCAATTCTGGGGCGTACAGTTAGAAAACGCTCAAACCGCTTCAAATTTCCAAACTGCAACAGGAACAAAGCAAGGCGAGTTGGCTGCTTGCCAAAGGTATTACTTCCGCATAAGTGGAAATACAGGTGACCGCTTAGCCATAGGTAATAACTCGGGCACAACAAACTCGGAAGTAACCACTTTCTTTCCAGTTCAAATGAGAGTTGCACCAACTGCGCTTGAACAGTCTGGTACTGCAACCGATTACAGCGTTCGTTCGGCTGGAGCAAATACAACTTGCTCGGCAGTTCCATTTTTTGGATTAGGTCAAACCACTTCCGCTTCGACAAGTATGCCAGTAACGGCAGGTTTAATCGGTGGCAATGGTTCTTTTGCTCGAAGTAATGCAACAGGTGCTTATCTAGGTTGGAGAGCGGAATTATGAAATATGAACTTCTTACAAA